TCGGCATAGACGACGTTTTCAAACTCTTGCCATGTCATAAGCCCCACCTCACTTTGTCGAACGTTCCTGGCTCGATTTCGAGTGCTCTAAGAACATATCTTGTCCGCCCTTTATCGTCATAAGCGTCCACGCTCGTGATTGAGTAGGTTTTCAATCCGAAGAGCGGTCTTTCAAACTCAATGAAGTCGCCTGCCTTAACCGGTCGGCGGTTGATTTTGAACTGGCAAGTGGACTCGATGGAAGCCTCTCGATTGCGAATGATTTCGTTTGCGGAGAGCTCACGGAAGGAGCACTTGAACATCTCTTCTTCATCGGCGTTGTAGTAGTGTTTTACTCGGACGAGACCGGAGACAGAGTTGATTTCTTCAGCGTGGTAGATTCTTATCTTTCTATCGAGTCGTTCCATCTTGCTCTTCTCCCTTCTCTTCGTGGGCTATGTCGATAAGGTCGGCGAGATACATGTCAATGGTCTTCTGGTGGTCAGCGGTTCTGTAATACATGTCAATCGCCACGTATTCAGCGCAGACCTTAGCAATTGAGGAACTTTGACCCCAGTTCTTGCCGGTTCTGCGGTATATGAAATCGGAGACACGCTGAGAAAGTTCTTGAGCTTCTCCATCTTGGATGGAATCGGTCTCAAGGTCAAGCGCGTTTCTTACTTCTTGAATTGTTAGAATTGCGGTTGCTTTCATCTGCGTGTCTCCTTTTTTCAATTAGTTTTTAGTTGGTTTTATTTGCCTAAATTAGGCGGAAAGTTTGGCGTATTTGAAGGCGCCAGGAACAGCCTTGGCAGAAGCCTGTTGATTGACCACATAAGTGGTGGTGCCTTTAGTGGCGCTTCTTTCGGTTTCAAAGTGCATAGGTGCCATGAAGTTGACTTTGAAGAATCTTCCGACATCGCCGAAAATGATGTCGCCATTGGCGAGGTTTTCATCGGCTTCCACAGGAGCGTTGGCGATGAATCTAATACCTTCAGGGTTATTCACGATGGGGATGACATAATCGCCGTGACTATCTTTGGAGAAAGCGACTCCGTCATAGGCAGTCTGGGAGAGGTAGAGCTTAGCTCTTCTTCTATACTTGCCAGTCAAGCCTTTGATTAAGGTTTCAATGACGGCAAGTTCGCCACCGGCGGAGTAGGTGGAAGCAGTGACACCGGCAGTGATGCCAGAGATGTGGCCGTTTAATCCAGTGCCATAGATAACTTCGCCACCCCAGTCTTCGGAGAAGTCAGCTTCTAAAGTTTGCAATACATAGGAGCCAAGGTCGAAGTCGGTCATGTTGTTTAATTCATCAGTGACAACGAGTTGAGTCTGTAAGTTGCCGACAACAAGGTTGAGTCTGCTCCACTCCCATTGGGCATCAGCAACGTCAGAGCCTTCGGATTTGACTTGAGCTTTGGTTCTGGAAGCTCTGTAAGGGAGAGCGACAGCGCCTTTGATGTAGGTCGGAATTAAGTCAGCGAGAATAGGAGATAAGGCTCCGTCTTCTCTCAATAAATCTAAGACAATTAAGGTGGGGATTAACTGACCACCATTGTTGACACCATCGGCATTGGCAGTTGCTTGAACAAAGGTGGTGGCAGTAGTTGTCAAGGAAGTGTCAAGGGCTCTTTCCTTGATGGTTTCTTCAGTGATAGGCTTATTGCGTAAGGCCATACCGAATAAAGTAATTTGAGATTCACGTCTGGTTAACATGGTTTTGTTTTCCTTTCTTTGAGCGGTTTCTTTTTTCTTGGCTTCATCGAGTTCGCTCTGTTCTTTCTCGATTAAGCTGTCTCTTTCCTTCGTCTTGGAATCCTTTTCGGTTGCAATTTCAGCGAGACGTTTCTCAAGATTGGAGACTTCGATTGTTCTCTCCTCAATGCCTTTTTCATCGGCTTCTTTTAATTCGTTTTGAATCTGAGAAAGTCTTTCTTTGCTGCTTTTTTCCTCGTTTTCCAAGGCAAGGAGTGCCTCATTTAAGGCTTGAATCAATTCACGATAATTCATGAATGGTTCTCCTTTCGTTTTAGTGACTCTCTCCAGAGTCTATTTTTAGCAAGCCTTTGATTTTATCGAGAAGGGCTTGTCTCTTCTTCTCGACCTCGACTGCGTTCTTGCGACTCTCCAGCTCTTCCTTTAACTTCTCCAAGTCAACGGAACGAACGGCAGAAATTGAGGTGTTATCATACGCGGGGAACTCCACCGCGGAGACATCATATAATTTGCGGACTTTTTGAACGTGGAACGTGTGATTGTCCTCGTCATAGGCTTCCTGGGATGTCGTGAAGGCGAAGCTCATTCTATCGAGTAATCCGTCACGGACATCCTTGTAGAACTGAGCGCATCTTTCGTTGTCCTTGGGTAGTTTGGCTTTGAAGTAGACACCATCCTCGCGAACTTCTAATTCGAGGCTCTTGTTGCGAGTTCTAGCGACTGCGAAGTTTCCGTCTCCGTGGTTAACATTGAGAACGACATCGCTCATGTCGGTGCCTTCAAAAGAGTTCGGTTCAATCACTTCACGGATGTCATATCCGAGACCAGTCATAGACCCAGGATAGAGGATTGTCTCTTCGCCAAAAGTGACAGGTTTTCCTTCGACATGGAAGAAAGCATCATCGACATTTTGAGCTTCTTCTCTTGCTTTGAGAGCAAGGTCGAGAAGTCGGATTTCTCTGTCTTTTCTTTCGAATGGGTTTTTATTCATTGTTTTGTTCTCCTTCCTGACTCTCTTCATCTGGAGTCGGATTGTTGTCTATGTTTTCATCCTGTGGGAGTCGGTCAAGTCGCTTGATGAGAATGTTCTCTTCAGGCGGAAGAGGGTCGACTCCTGCAAGTCTGCGGATGTCATTTGTATAATAGTAGCCGGATTGAACGAGTAATTGTCCGGCTTGCAATCTGTGCGCCTGTGAAGCTGTGAAGAGGTAGCGAGTATCCACAACGATTCGGCGACCGCCGGCGATTGCTTTCCTAGATAAGAGTTTCAAGGATAGCTCGACTCCTAACTCATCGGCGAAGGGGTCAACGCTAGTTTCAACCCAGTTGTTGTATTGGTCGTCGGTTGCCGTTCCATCAACAATGCTCTTGCTCACTCCGAAGTAAGTGTATATCTGGTCAATGAATGGAGTGACCTTGTCAGTGCCAGTCCATTGATTGTTGGAGTTGATGGGAACGATGCCTTCACTTGCGTCAGAATAAAGAGCTCCGTTGGCTCCCACTTCTGAGATAAGTTGATTCAATCGCTCTTGTCGTTCTCTTCTTTGGTCTTCGTTAAGGACACGCGTTGAAGTGGCGATGAAGCGCACGATTCCAGCGTCCTTGATTGATTTTGTCAAGCCTGTGAAGTTGTCCTCAACCAGTTGAACGATTTTCTTCAGAGCCTCGTTATTTGAAGCGTAGGGATTGGCGATTGTTGGTCTTCTTGCGAGAACTATCATGTCATCGGCTTTGACTGCTTTTTGAACGCCATTGAGATTGAATAAAAAAGTCTCAACTGGTGCCGAGGTGCTTTCATCGACAGCAACCTGGAAATTGACATCGGCGATGTCTAAAGCGTATAAAGCGCGCACTTGTTCATCGAGTTTGACCTTTCTCAAGTCGCGGTCAATCCAGATGAATGCCAAGTTTGACGTGTAGTAGCTATCAATGACCTGTCTCCAGAAGTTGATGGCATTTTGAGTCGGATTCGGTTGGAATCTCAGAAGGTAGTCGATGTTCGGATAGTCCTTGTCTGGAGCTTTTTCAAAGATGCACATCGGCTTTAATTTCGATAAAACGCGGACATAAAGGGAAATACAGCTCTCATATGTTGCGTTTGCTTTCTCATTTGCCTTGGTGTCAGCTCCGAAGGGATTGAGCGTGATTAGAGTCTGGAAAGAACTTCCGACTGCTTTGTTGTTTTTATTGCCTGTAAAGAGTTTGACAAGATTTGACCAGATTCCCATGTCGGCAGTCTCTCCTTTCTTTGTTTTTTTTATCGTCTTTATTTTGAAATTATGACCCATCGAAAGTCATTATTTTTCGCTCTCGGGCTTTCCCAGAGGATACTGGTTCATGTAGCTTGATGGCTCATCAAGGAACTTCACGAGAGCGTTAAGAGAAGCCATGAATCCGTCAATCTTCTTCTCTCTCTTGTCGTTGACTTTCTTTGGCATGATGTTGCCATTGATGTCCGGTTCCATTTCGACATTTGAGAGTTGCCACTTCATGACAGGGTTTCCGAGATATGTGATTCTCTTCTCACGCATGCGGACAAGAAACTCTTTGCAAGGCTCCGACAAGGTTTGTCTTCCTTGTCGAACTGCACTTTGAACATACTTCTCGCTGTATCCTCTAAGGTCGAGAGCGTCCACCACCATGGAAGAGTTCCAAGGGTCGTATGCGATGAATTGGTAGACATATCCAAACTGGCTCGGAAGCTCTTCAGAGATATATGAAACAATAGCGTTGTAGTTGACTCTTTCTCTTCCAGCGATACGGATGAGACCTCGGTCAACCCACTGCCTGAACGGAACCTTTGACGTGATGCAGTCTTCCGATTCAAGAAAGCTCTCAGTGATGAAGAACATCGGCAACAGGATGATGGAATCACGAGCGCCATCAAAGAGCAGAACCGACACCGAACTCATGTCGAGACTCATTGATAAGTCATAGCCGAGAATCGTGATTTGATTGTTAAAGTGTTTGACGAAATCCCACCACTGAGGAGTTCCCCATTCTCCGACTTCTTCCTTGGAATAGAGACCCCACTCTCCGTTGTTGATTTCTTGGGCGGTAAGCCACACTTGTTTTTGAACACCGACAATGTTGAAGTCTTTAATCTTGACCGAAAGTCCAAAGTTTGCATCGGATTGCATTCTCACAACATTCTGGCGGAGCTTTTCTCTGTCTTTGATTACATCGATTCCAGGGTTCGCCTTTATCCAGCACTCCTCGTCTGCGACTTCATTTGGGTCGTCGAGTTCATAAAGCAAAGGAAAGAGCGTGTCATCATTCACGAGATTGTCGATGACTTTGACCGCATACTCGTATTCATCATCGAACAACTGACCTCTTTGAAAGCCGGCAGTTGAAATCATCGAGAGAAGTGGTTCTTCTCTGGCGGTCATTGACTGCTTTAAGATGTCGTATATTGAACGAGGCAACTCGTGGATTTCATCTATCAAGGCGCCTGAAGCGTTCAAGCCATCGAATGTCTTGACGTTCTTTGAGAGCACTTTGTAATTGCTCGGAATGGTGGAGTAGCCCTTCGTTGTGTAGATGGTCGGTTGAGGGAACACCTTATACTTCATGCACTTGGAGAGCGTGGAACTCTGGTCAAGGATGGATTGACTCTCTTCCCAGGTTCTCAAGGCTTGCGCTCTGGTTGTTGCCGATACATAAATCTCGGCGCCTTTCTCGACCATGGTCAAGTAAAGTCCAAGGCATGCGTGCTCGGACGTCTTTCCGTTCTTTCTTCCTCGAAGGTCAAAGATTTCTTGAAATCTTCTCAACCCAGTGTCTTTGTGCACGATTCCGAATATCGCTTGCCACTTCGCCTTTTGAAACAGCAACAACTCGAAGGGCTTCCCTGCCCACTTGCCTTTTGATTGCTTGCAAAAACCCTCGACGAACTTGATGAACTTTTCGCCTTTCGCCTCTTTAAAAGTGTATTTGTCACTCTTGCCATCAATGATGGGAAGAATGTGGTCTAGATACCACTTCGCGACTCTCTTTGATACGATGATTTCCCCTCTTTGGATTTTGTCGATATATTCGCGAGTGTAATTCATGAGAGCTCTCCCTTAGTCTCCGCTCATCAACTCCTTGAGTCCTTCGAGCTCCTGTTCTTCTTTGCTCTTGTTCGCAATGCCGATTCCGAACCTTGCTCTTCCAACAGGAGAGAGACAAAGCTGTTCGGCGAGGCTTGTGATGACCTTCGTCTGGTCGTTCATGATGGTTCTTATCTTGTCGAGAACCTTCTGAGTCTTTGGGTCAGAGCTTATGAGCTTTCCAAGTTTTGCCCACTGACTTTGCGCTTCCTTCCATTGAGCGACCGCTTCACAATACATGGAGAGCGCTGGGATGTCTAAATCGTTTAAAATCTTGGCATCCATTTTTCTATAAAGGCGCATGACTCGGCGCCATTCTTTTTGAGCTTCAGGGGAAAGCGTGCGAGGGCACGTGAGATTGTTCTCGGTTCTGAGACGTTTCTCAACATTCTCCCTCGCTTCCATCATGTCTTTGTCTTTGTTTCTCGTTCTCTCGGATAGAGAAGAGACTGGATTCGCTTTTCTCCCTTTCATGTT